CTCCTGTGGCTCCCGTAACCCCAGTGGCTCCTGTGGCTCCCGTAACCCCAGTGGCTCCTGTGGCTCCCGTAACCCCAGTGGCTCCTGTGGCTCCCGTAACCCCCATATCCCCCGTAACCCCAGTGGCCCCCGTGGGTCCAGAGGGTCCCGACGGTCCTCCGTTCGGTCCCGTAGCTCCAGTAGCCCCGTTTGCTCCAGATCCGCCTCCACCTCCCCCAGTGCTATATCCCAGGATCGGTGAACTCGTTGACGGTCCGAGAAGCATGTTCACGGTCGACATATTACTTTTATTACCAGTTTTTATTGGGTATAGATTACAATATAGCAATGAGCGGACCCGTTATGCGACCTGTCAGCGGATTCCAAGATCGAACAACCTACGGTGCTGTCTTCGGCACCGAATCTATCGCTCGTATCGTGAATGTCGATACCCGATTCCGTGAGAACCCTACTATCACCGGTGCGGCGGCATGTACCATCCGTCTGCCCAGGACGTACAAGAATATTACCTCTCTCCGCCTCTCCAGCATTGAACTGCCGAATTCATGGTACGATTTTTCTGCCAATCTCGAGAACACAAACTTCACTGTCAGCGGAGTGCAGTGCACAATCTCAGATGGCAATTATAATTCCACGAGTCTAGCAGCAGCTATAGTTTCTGCGGCGGCGTCCACTATCTCGCTAGGTATCGCATTTGATTCTGTGACTACGAAATGCACGATATCATCTGCCAGTAATTTTACCATGGATTTCACTCCTGTTCCAGGAAATGTATGCTGTATTACCCGTGAAGCCAATCTTCGTCCATTCGATACGGGTCTTGGATCTTACCTGGGATTCACGAGCAATGCGTATTCTGGCAGGTCGTCGTATACGTCCGAAACGCTGCCTAATCTTTACGGAAACACCTATGTTCTTCTAAGTATCGAGAAATACGAGGCCATCGATCACCTTTCGTTCAACGGAACATCGACCCCGGCGTTTGCCAAGATTGTTGTTTCGGCAACAAAGAACAGCTTCGTCTACAGCGGCGCTGACACGATCACCAATAAAGTTATCCTAGCAGAACCCGAGAACGTCTCCATCCTCAAAATCAAGTTGACCGACTGCTACGGCCGGATCCTTCAGACGTTTGGTAACTTTTCGTTCACCCTGGAAATGCAGGAAGTCGTGAGTTCCAAGCTGTATTCTGCTTACAAAGACAATCTTGCGAAGTAGGTTTGTTTTTTTTTATAGAATTACACCAACTGGCAGCTGCCGTTTGATGTAGTTACTCTGGGGCGTAATATGCAAGTTGTCCAGTCGTCGGATTATAGACAACTACAAGAGTGCGAAGTTTATCTGAAGCGAATGGAAGGTTGTCTGAGCACCTGTAGCACCTGATCCAGTTGCGACGACGTAAAGAGTCTCGCCTTTACTCAGTGTGTGTGATACCGCATAGTTAGACGTCACTGTTGTTCCTCCCGCAGCAGACAAGGAAAGCGATACAATACGATTGCTTGCGACAATACTATTATTGTAAATATCTGCGGTCATTACGCCATTGTTGATAATCGGATTGTTTAGGTTTAAATAGACACCGTGTAGGATAGAGTCCTGTTCCACAAGAAACGGAACACTAAACGAAGAAGTTGTAATTGTGGTTGTGATATTTTGCGTTCCAGGAGTTAGGTAGTATGCAGTATTGAACTCGCCCGTGCTCCAGGTTCCTGTGGGTTCGTAGAGAGTATAAACAACATTGGTCGGGATTTGTGCGGTCGTGAACCCCAGACCGTTCGCGGAATGATACTGGAGCCGAGTATACGACAAGATGATGACCGACGAGACATTTGTCTGTGAGATCTCGGCCAGGCTACAGTTGGTAAGACCCGTTCCTGTTGCGGCGATGAGAGACGCTCGCATATCTAGGTATCCTGCCGACACGGTCTCTTTTGCTATAAGTCGGGAGCCCGAACAGTTGGTCCCCACTAGGAAATTGTTCATATCACGCTCCGACACTCGGGTCTGTCCTGCTACCCTCACGCAACTCGCATACCCACCAATCTGTCCGCTCGTGTTAATATTTATGGTAGATCCCCGCATAGTATCTGCTGACGTCGGGAGTTCAGGAGAAGCAATGTCCCCTCGGGTGAGAACGCCCACGACGTTTCCTCCAGAGTTGTAATTGCTCATATTGAGAACCATTCCTCGTATTTTGCTGCTTAAGACGTTGGACCCTTCTATGTAGACCCCTACATACTCGGCTCCCGATGTTAGGGTTGAACTGCTGGTGAAGGTCAGGGTCACATCTTCAATACGACAATTAGAATTCATCGTTACCATTGTGAAGGAGGTCGTGGCGTTCAAGTACTGAATCTGGACCGACTGAGTTCCTGCTCCACGGATCGCTACACTGTTGGACAGCACGAGGGGACCGGTGAGAGTGTAGGTTCCAGGTCCTACCCATACGAGATTTCCTGTAGTGGCGGCGGATATAGCTGCGTTTACCGTCAGGAAGGGGTAGGTTCCCACCGCACCATACGTATCGTTGCCGTAGACCGAGTCGACCCGAATCACGTTTCCGTAAGAAGCAGAGGGAGGAGTGGTCCAATACAGAGTAGCGGCCGCAGATGAAATCGTGAGAGATTGTCCAAGTGTGCCGAGCGTCTGGGGGTAGGCGGCACCGTTCACCCGAGACAGTGAGAGATTGTTGGAGATGATGGCAGACGATAGAGTTGCGAGTCCACTGATGGTCGCTGCGTTGAATACGTTGAGCGATGATATCGTAGTTGTTCCTCCTGAAATAGTTCCAGAGACAACTAGATTGTTGGAGACTGTGGCAGCAGAAAGGGTGAGGAGACCGCTGATGGTCGTAGCGTTGAATACGTTGAGCGACGAGACGGTCGTCGTTCCTCCTGAAATAGTTCCAGAGACAACTAGATTGTTGGAGACCGTGGCAGCCGATAGAGTTGCGAGTCCACTGATGGTCGCTGCGTTGAATACGTTGAGCGATGAGACGGTCGTTGTTCCTCCTGAAATAGTTCCAGAGACAACTAGATTGTTGGAGACCGTGGCAGCAGAAAGGGTGAGGAGCCCGCTGATGGTCGTAGCGTTCAAGACGTTGAGGGTCGACACGGTGGTTGTTCCTCCTGAAATAGTTCCAGAGACAACTAGATTGTTGGAGATGCGGGCCGACGACACTGTCAGTAGTCCCGACGAGTAATTGAAGGTGAGGTTGGACGATGCTCCAGGGGATCCTGCCTGGTTGAATACGATCTGCGTATCGCTTCCTGCGACAGTTCCAGGTGGTCCCTGAACACCCGTAGGACCCGTAGCACCCACAGGAGACACTTGAACTCCCGATGCGTTCGTGAACGTCACGGTTCCAGACGCTGATGTGATCGCTACGTCACCGAGGAAGATGGTGGAACCGCCGACATACAGATGGTGCCATGGCTTAGCTGCTGATCCGAGATCATGGACGTTGGAGGTCGCAGGCAGGAAATCGCCCGACAGCGTGACACCCGATAGCGTATTGTAGGTAAACCCGGCGGCTCCTGCGACTGTTCCGGTGCTAGTTGTGTAGAGGATGGATCCCGGTTCACCACCCGCAAACGGAGTTGTTGTGCGGTAGAGCGGACGCCGAGCTGCTACTGCGTATCCGTCGGTAAAGAGGGCACTGGAGATCGATGTCCAGTTCACTCCGTTCGTGCTCTTGGCAATCGTGGTGTTCGAGTCGCCCACCGCCGTCCACTGCAGTCCGTTCCATGCCACGCTCCAGCAGTCGAAGTTGAACGTCTGGCTGGGAGACAGCGTCCAGTTGAATGCGTCGTAACTGTAGGCGAGGCACAGACCGCTCGCACTCGTTCCACCTGCAACCCAGATGCTACCGTTCCACGCAACGGTATTTCCCCAGCTCTGGAAAGTGAAGGACGACGCATCGACACCTGCCCAGTTGATTCCGTCCAACGAGTAGGCGATCGTAGATACCCCTTGGTTTCCTGTCGCCACCCACAGATTCCCGTTGTAAGCAATCGCCTGGACTCCGGCGTCCCCAAAAATCGCATTGGAGGGCTGGGCAGACCAGTTGATACCGTCGTAACTGGTGGCAAACATGTTCGAGCCTCCGCCCACCGCCACCCAGTAAGAACCTCCCCACGCAACTCCGAACCCGCCATACGAGAAGATCAGGGAAGACGATGTATCTGCTGCTGTCCAGTTCATGCCGTCGTAGGAGTAGGCGATGGAACACTCAGCAGTTCCATCGGATCCGCCTGTCGCAACCCACACATTTCCGTTCCAGGCCACGCTCCAGGCGTAATCGGGGAAGGGAGAGGAGGCAACACCAGTCCACGTCTTTCCATCGGACGAATACGCCAGAGTATTCGATCCATTGCCGGCAGCTACCCACATAGTCCCGTTCCATCCGACTCCCCATGCGTATCCCTGCCCGCTGATATTGTTGTTTCCCGTAAAGATATTGCTGGTTGCTCCAAACCAGTTACTTCCTTCGTAAGAGTAGACGATATCGTAGGTTCCGTATCCTGTGGCCACCATAAAGTTCTCCGTCGACACGATAACCACTCCCGTAGGACCTTGAATACCTTGGACTCCGGTAGCACCGCCCGGATCGCCCTTGGGGCCCTGAATTCCACGAATACCTGTAGCTCCTACTGGTCCGGACGGTCCCGTGAGTCCCCGTGGTCCCGTAGGTCCCGAAAGTCCAGATGCCCCCGTAACACCGGCTCCCGTCGGACCTGTAGGACCCGTGGAACCGCCTGGACCGGTCACACCTGTGACACCGGCTCCCGTGGGTCCCGTTACACCCTGCGGTCCCGTTGGTCCAGAAGGCCCCTGAACTCCCGTCGGACCTGCCGATGCAAATAGAGACCACTCGGTTGGATCTACGGAAGGGTCGGTGTAATTTGAAGTGATTACCGTGCTCACGTAGGTGTTTGTGTCGCAAAGGGAGATGACAACTGTATTCGCAGAGTAAGAGGCTGATGTCCAAGGCCCCACAAAGGTCAGGACGGTTCCCTGGGGTCCCGTCGGTCCTACCACTCCCGTCGCACCTGTGGCTCCCTGTGGTCCAGTCGCTCCATCGTTGCCCGTGCGGCCAAGAGGACCCTGAATACCCTGGGGACCAATGATACCCTGTGACCCCTGCACTCCAGAGGCTCCCGTTGCGCCACCGGGAGACCCCGGCGCACCCTGCGGACCTGTCGCACCCGTCGGACCCCCAGCAGGACCAGTAGGGCCCAAGATCGTGCTCTGGAGAATCCATACAGGATTGGGGATCTCATCTGGAACTCCAGAATACAGAATACCTGTATCAAAGTTTCCTACTGCCAGTATCTTCCCGTTCGGTGACAGAGCAGCTGGGCGGGACCCACTTGCTCCTAAACTCGCCTGATTGTACCATGTCGTACCCGTGTTGGAGCTCACGTAGACGGATCCATCGTATGATGCTGCTATGAGAACATTTCCGCTCGCATTGGCGGCTACACCTGACCAATCCTGTAGCGGCAGGCCTACATTCGTCCATGTTCCAGCTCCGTTCGTGCTAACGTAGACATACCCCGCACCGCCATGCGATTGAGCCGCAATAATTGCCGAAAGATTTGCGGAAACTGCCAGAGCTCCAATTCCGGACACTGAAGCACTCGACGTCCATGCGCCAACTCCACCAGACGTGTTATAATACACGGTGCCACCACTGGCCTCGGAAGCAATGACGTACTGTGCGTTGGACGAACATGCGACCGACGTCCACCCCAGCGCCGATGAAATGCCGAGGAGCACCGCAAGGTTGCTTCCGTAATCGACTGACTGGTATACACTTCCTGAAGCTGTTACGGCAAACAGCGTATCTCCCAGCTTTGAGCAGGCGAGTCCTGACCACGCTTCCACCGTAGAACTCGCATCGGCACGCCACGTGCTTCCCGCATCCTCGGAAATGAAGATAGTAGATCCCCCCTCTGCTACGTATAGAATTTCACCGTCCTCCGACCCTGTCACCGCCTTCCATGACGCATTTGAGAAGTTGCTGTTGGATGCCAGTGTGGTAATTCCAGCTGAGATGGTTCCATTGTAGACATTCCCCGTATCAGCAACGGCCCAGATCGTCTGTCCCGCATTCGCCAGGAATACTGACGACCAGGACGCCGATACGCCAAAGGACACCGACCACGTGATAGACGCATAACTTGTCGTAAACGTCTGCACCAACTTGGGTCCCCACAGGTTTCCGTTGGTCACATCCACATACGAATCACCCACGATGCCGGTGTTAGAGGTCGGTGCACCTGTCCCTGAACGGATGGAGACAGCCTTCAGACCAAATTCGTAGTCCCAGATTGGGGTCGGGACCTGGGTTGGCACGCCAGCATAGATGTATCCGGGTCCACCATTGGTAAGAAGGAAGCCCGATCCGTCTGGAAACGCACGTGCCGCAGTCCAGGAACCAGGGTTTGGTACGGGTTGGCCCGTCCACGTGATACCGCCATCGTAGCTTATGATCACTCCAGCGCCGTTGTTGGCGGCGACAATATACTGCCCATTCGACGAGCACCCGATCGTTGATATCGGGCTACTTGTCCACACCGCATCCCATGTCGCACCTGCCGAACGGCTCGCAACGATACCTGCCGTGCCCGCCGCCAGCAGAAGTCCCGAACCATCTGCCGAACATGCGACAGACAACCAAGAATTCGTGTCCACCGGTACCAGACCCGCATCAAACCATGTAGTTCCCGCATTGGAGCTCACGTAGACCGACCCACCACTGCCAGTCGATAGAACAATCTGTCCCACGATCATCACCTGACCATTTGACGAGCAGGCCGCACGGAATCCCTGTTGTCCAGCAACAAGCAAACTGGGGTCTGTAACCGCCGTCCAGTTCGAGGCATTGCTGGTGATATAGATCCCGTAATCAGCAGCCGTTCCACCTTGAGGACCCACTGTTGCAATCCCTGTCAGACCGTTGGAGGAGCACGCAATCGTGTCCCAGTATCCTGTCGGAGCATCCGTGGCCGCCCAATTGCTTCCCGCATCCAGCGAAAAATACATGGACCCTGGTCCGTTTCCGCCAAGGTAGACGACCGACCGATCTGTCGATGTAGCCACGGAAACCCACGGACCGTTCGTTCCGTCTGGCTGGTTGGTTAGCAATGTGCTCGTCGGAACCCCACCTGATACACTCACGGCATACACAAATGCACTGTTGACAGCATACCCGTTGCTTCCTGAAGTAATATCAAACCACGATGTCAGAGTATTGGAATCGTATGCCCAGCTGATAGTTCCGTAGCTTGGAGTGTTAGACAGGACTAGCGGACCGTATAGTCCGCCCTCGGACAGATCAATATACGTATCTCCAAGATTTGTGATGGTTGTGGGAGGACCATACCCCGTGCGAACACTGGTTCCATCATTTCCAACGACACCTGTCGCTCCTTCTAGTCCCGTCTGACCCTGTGGTCCCTCAAGACCCGACGGTCCAACCAATCCAGTCACACCCTGAACGCTGGCCACGAAAGGCCAAGGACTGGCGTTCACAAACACTCCGAGGGACATTGCGCCCACCGTTCGCATTCCATTCGATGAAAGCGCAAGCGTTCCCCATGTCCCCGCATCGGAGTCCGTCTGAAAGTGCCATGTGCTACCACCATCAAAACTCAAGTAGAGTCCATTCGTAGACGCAGCTACGATCACCGCTCCGTCGGCAGACACTGCGACTTGGCTTCCGTATTGTGTCGTGCTATTCCACGTTGCTCCGAAATCCGTACTTATGTGAATAGTGTAGGCAGGATCCAAGGACGCAGCGGCCATGAGGCTTCCGGTGCTGTTCATCGCAACAGAGTTCCAGCCATATTGTGGGCTGAGAGTCGCAGAAAATGTTGTGCCTGAATCTGTGCTCGTCCAAATTTGACCAGGGTAACCTGAAGGCTGAGAATCATCGCTTAACTGACCCGCAACCAAGACAGTTCCGTCCGCAGATACGGCAGCGGATGTCCATATTCCTGTAATTGTTCCAGAGGCTATACCTGCTGTATTTCCACCATCAAGGCTTATAAACAAACTACCTAGTCCACCGCCCTGCTGCACGCCCTGTGTGGCCAAAACGACGGACCCGTCGGATGAAGACGCAACGGATGTCCAGTTTCCATACAGAGGCAATTGCACCCATGTCCCCGAATACTTGTACAGAAACTGCTGATTGCCATCTCCGTCTGTCGCCGGTGCTGCGTATAGAATACTTCCGTCTGAGGATGATGCTACTCCCGCCCAGTTTCCGCCTAGATTCTGTGCTGTCAGAGACCAAATGGAATCAGCATAGGTTCCAACATACACATCTCCGGGAGCTTGTGCGACAATAATCTGTGATCCACTAGAATTGGTCGCAACAGACGTCCAGGGAGCCGGACCGCTCGCCGGTGACCACTGATACTGTGTGTTGCTAATTGCGTTGTATGTGAGTGTCGTTGCCGACTTGGGGCCGTAGACACGACTCGCATTAATATCGAAATAGCTGTCGCCCGGAACGCCTAGTGCGTGGTCGGGGAGGCCGTTCGCAGCAATGAACTCTGTCCCCGTAATTCCAGTGGCTCCTTGCATTCCAGTTGCACCCACTCCTCCAGCGACCCCAGCTGGTCCTATAACACCTGCTTGTCCGACAGGTCCAGTCGCACCGATCAAACTAGTCACGGGTGCAGCACCCCCGATGACCTGAATATCAAACCACGGGAACGTGCCTGGACCTCCAGACTCAAAATCAGCGAAACCACCCAGATAAAAAATAATTCCTGAATTCTCTTTGATATCAGCGAGTTTAAACGTAACATCCGTTGTTTGGGTTACAGTGATAACTGCCTCTGCCGGAGAACCACTGCTCCCCCCGTTTGTTCCCAATTGTCCAGTATAGGATGTCTGTGCTCCTCCAATTGGGGTTTCACCGTTATACCACTGGAAGCTTACAACGGGATATCCGCTTATGATTGTCCAGGTAGGAACACATGCCACCAACCGGTATGTGACACTTCCGTTAGCACCAGGACTCAACCGAAATACTCCAGGACTCACTACAGTGATGTCAGGTCCAAAGTAGACATCCGTGTTGTCAAATGGAATCACACTCCCAATAACTGGAGTCATCGCACGAGACGCTTCGAACGACAATGATCCCCTGATAAAACTGGCAACTACCCCAACCCCCTGTAGTCCAGACGGTCCTTGGAGTCCCCGCAATACCGTTCCAGATATTGGCAATACACGACGGGACGCAAGTTGGTTTCCAATCACATCAAACGTGACCCCTCCGCCAGGCGTCCATGTAATAGCGTCTTCGCTGTAAAGAAATGTGCCCAGCGACGGCGGAAAACCACGGCCCGTAGCAATCCAGTAGGACCCGTTCCATGCGATACGAATAGGTTGATTCTCAAAGCTGGAGAGAATGACTGAAATCTTTGTCCATGTAATTCCATCGAAGCTCTGGTATACACCCTGGTCGCTGCCAACAAGCAGCCAGTATGTCCCGTTCCACATCACCGTATGTGCGTAGGTAGCCGCATCGGGATAGGGAATTGATACAGTTGTCCACGTGAGTGCGTCCGTGCTGGTAATCACACGAGGAACCGACGGAGAATCTGTTCCTGTCGCAATCCAGCGAGTGCCGTTATGGGCAATACGAGAACCGCTCTCCGTGAACGCACCCGAAGTCGTAACGTTCCACGTGACTCCGTTCGCACTCCAAAACATGGTAGCTGTTCCGGATCCAACAGTCACAAATATCGACCCATCGGATGCAACGGCATTTCCGCCGCTTCCAAACCCAGTAAATGTACCTGAAACGGCAGTCCAGGTGTGAGCATCAGCGCTATACCAAATAGAGTTATAGGGAGATAAAGCATCAGTGCCTACAACCACCCACTTGGCTCCGTTCCAGGCCACTCCGTTCATCGTCACACGTGAATTTGGGGGGCTCACAGGAGCAATCCACGAATGCCCCTCCGAACTCAAGACTACGGTATTCGATCCAGTTCCTATGGCAACCCACGTAGATCCGTTCCACGCAACATCGGTTCCGGTAGTGGGAAGAGTGCCAGTGGCTTCCGACCACGAACTGGCATTTGCAGTCCACAGAATAGGATTGGGCCCCTCTCCTACTGCCACCGTGAAATTTTCGGTCACGTCGTCGCCCGCAAACGCAGACGTCCCCGCTGCATTTGTTGCGATCACAAACCCGTTATCATCTACACTGATGGGTGTCCCTCCCAGGTAAAGAGTGTGTCCTGAAAGGTGGAGTTCCCGAAAACAAGACGTAGGCGAACCAAGATCGTGTATGGAACATTCGGACGGGACAAGGTGTCCCGAAACATGAGTAATTGGATTAGAACCTCCTGTATTCGGTGCTGCGCGCACAGGAGGACGGCCGTTCCCGGACATCTTTATTATAGATAGATCATACAAATTCGTCGTAAAGTAAACTCCTTACGTCGTTCCAATTGTCGGCTCACGCACATCGTATGCCGGGTTCTCGACCGTCTCGGAAACGCCAGACATTACCCGGAGAAATCCGAATGGACCATTTGTCTCATTCAGTTTACTCACTTTCGGTCGAATACTCTTCGGCAGAACTCCGATTGGGCTATTGTCATTCAGGAGTCCGTCTACCAACACAGTGAACACTGCAGTCAGGACCAACGAAATGATCAGATCACGAGTTCCCACGAACGCCACCGCAAAAATGAGGACCTGGCGAAGGATGGAGTTTGTAAGATACTCTTTCTGTGTTTCCGACAGATCAATTGTGATGAACCTGCTTGCGATGTTCAGGAATATCATCATAAGTCCCGCAAACAGTTTACTACCGTTGATGGATTCAAGCAGCATTCTTATTATTCAAGTATCACATTAAAAGGGGGCGGCATTCTGTAGGCAGAATGTTTCACTGCCCTTCGTCTCAACCTTTGCTACCGCCTTATCTCCAGCCGCTTCAGGGTCCTTGTCCGCCGAGTCACCTGAATCCGCCGTCTTCTTCTTGGCGGCCGTCGACGCCGCAATCCTGGACAGACCCGCTACTCCACTCGCTAACGGACTCTTCTCCTTCTTCTTGTCTTCCTCCAGTCCCTCCTTCCCCTTCGCCGCCGGCTTCTTCATCGTCTTGTCGTCATCCTTTCCAGCATATTCACGATTGGGGATCGAGAGGACTACAGCCAGTGCAGCGACAACGGCTACGAGCAGGGAAACACACGCACCGACGTAGACGACAACGGATAGAGCGGCAAGCTGGGCAACAGGAGACGCAAGGAGGTTGACAACGGCTGTCGGGGCGGGGCGGGTGAAGAATACTATGTAGAGCACGAAAAACCCAGCAACGATATACTGGAGATTCTTAGAGAGGGCCATTATTACTTTATCGCTGATTTTTTCTACACGTGAAACTACAATGGCGTCCTACGCATCCTTAGATGAAGCCTTTGGTGGGTCGTATGGAACAAAGGGAAATATCAAGGATGCGAATAAGGTGTACAATTCGCCTACTCGCCGCACTGAGGCTGCACTGGAGGCGAACGCAGACGCAATCAAGACTCTTACTCGCACCCTCCCCATTACCGAAAATGACGAGGACGCCACGAATAATTACGCCCCCGCCCGAATCAGCGGGACACGGTCGGGAAGCAATCAGATCGAGCCGTTCAGTGTTCGTGATTACAAGACCCCTACTGTTCCGGGGACCCACGGATTCGCTTATGCCCCGCCCCAACCATCTAGCGATGCTCGTGGTGACTGGGATGTTCGCCTTGACCGTCTAGTGCGAAAAATGGAGCGCAGCAGTGCTGTTGGAGAAACGTCGACTCACGATCTCCTGCTCTACATTTTTACGGGTGTATTTATGCTATTTGTCCTGGACACCTTTGTTCAGATCGGAAAGCGGTCGAAGTAGATTCTACGGAGACCACGGACGGCACGAAGTCGGCCAGTTGTCGAGCACCTGCTCTACAACTCGCACGAGCTTATGCAGCGTATCACTGCCGCACAGAATGTCGGCACGGGAAACCAGAGCAACAGGGTAGCAGGGAGCATCCAGCTGGACGAACTGATACATCTCATTGTCGATCTTCAGCAAATCGAAGGCGGCGTAGATGTAGCTGATCACATGATCAATCTTCTTTACGAACATCGTGGAGTTCGATTGAGAGAATGCTGACCTGTGATTGAGACGCCAGTCGTTGTGCATGCCCTTGGTGATCGTGAAGATCTCGTCCTTCAGCGAGTTGGTGTTGTCACGGATGATGCGGAGCTGGATGGCAGGGACAGACATCTTCTTCTTTCTTGGTATGCCTTCTTCCCAATTAAAAAACTGGCGATCCGTTTTACCGTTTTTGAGACCTGGGAGGAGACCTATTATGCGCTGAAATGAGCGATAATCATCTGGAAGAACTTCATGAAATCACGAGCCTTGGTGGAATTGGTGGCTCGGATATATTCGCCAAACTCCTCAATGTGCTGGGAGTCAGCGTCAAACTTTATCGTATCGACGATTTCGTCCACACGCTTGCGGAAGACGGAATCGTAGACGTCATAATAATCGTAATCAATGAAGCGGTCGGCAAGGAGGGCAACGAAACCGCGGAGTTCGTCCAGTCGTGATTCGGAGGATGGGAGGGCAGGGGGCAGGATGCGCTTGCGGGTTGTCATGTTGTTGTTGTGTGTGTAGTTGTAGGCCGGACACTATCCGTTTTCTAGACTCTAAACCGATCCGTTTTTATATGAGAGTTCCCACGACCCATACGGTAGCCGCAGCCGAAGCCTGGGCGGCCAGGTAAATCATGAACATGTTCGTCGACATCTTGCCGGAAAGGTAAGCCCATATGGAAATACCCGGATTGAAGTGGGCGAACGACATCTTGCCCACCGCTGCAATCGCAAACGCTAGTGCGGCTATCACGTAGAGCGGATTACCGCTGAACGCTACCGTGCCATAAAAGAGCAGGGATCCAAGATACTCCGCATAGAACTCATACATCCTGGTTTATACTTTCATGAGGAAAAAACGAATGTATTGAATCAAGTGGACTGGAAAGCATGTCCATTACTCGCAACGGCTACAAGGTTCCAAAAACATCTATACCCGATCTTGCAGCGCTTCGGAAAGAACTCACGGTCAAACCCTATATTCCCTCCGTCTTTGTGAAACCCCAGTATGTCAAGAAATACACCGTGTTCGGAGAAACCGAGAACTTCGTCTACGTCCCCAAACAGTTCGGCATTTCTAAGTGGGGTTCTGCTCCCCTCGATATTACGGCCACATCCAGCAACCGTTGGGCGTTTGCCGGATCTGTGCGCCCTGCCCAAATTGACGTCGTGAACTCATACTTGAAACCTGAACCGCACGATGGGATGATATGTCTTCAAACTGGCGGGGGGAAAACGGTGTGTGCTCTCTACATCGCCTCCCAGCTGAAGATGAAAACTCTGATCATAGTGCACAATACGTTTCTCAAAGATCAGTGGGAAGACCGAATCAAGGCGTTCCTTCCCGATGTCACGATCGGACACCTTCAAGGCGAAACCGTCGATGTCGACAAAGATATTGTAATTGCCATGATCCAGTCCATTTCGATGAAAGAGTATCCCAAGGAAGTGTTCAGGGGCTTCGGTCTCACTGTGATTGACGAGTGCCACCATATCGCTTCTGAAGTCTTTGTCCAAGCCTTCCAGAAAATCACCTCCAAACACATGCTGGGGTTATCAGCCACCCCTGACCGCAAAGATGGTCTGATGTATGTCATTGAATGGTTCCTTGGTCCTATTCTCTACCGCTCCGAATCCGGGGATAAAGTCGATGATCTTGTGAAGGTCGAGATGTACCGGCACGATCCCGCCGACGTAGACTTCAACCGAATTCTCCTGAACAATCAGGGGGTTATGAACGTAGCCGGGATGGTGAATAAACTGGCGGCATATATCCCGAGAACCGATATGCTCGTCAAGATCATCGGTGATATTCTTGACCAAGATCCTGCCCGTCAAATCCTTGTTCTATCCGACCGAGTCCAGCACTGCAAAGATATCTGGGCAAAATTAGATCCAGAGAAAGCCGCCATCCTCGCCCAGAACGTTGCATCAGCAAAGAGAGCCGAGTTCTGTGCGTCCAAGAAAGTCTTGATTGCCACCTATTCCATGTGCAAAGAAGGCTTTGACGTCGCCACCCTGAACACTCTTGTGATGGCCACTCCCCGACCCGATATCGACCAGATCGTTGGACGCATTCTGCGGACCGAAAAGGCCTCCCGAATAATACATCCGCTAATTGTTGATATCGTAGACTCCACCTTCCGCCGCCAGTTCCAGGCTCGTTTGAAACTTTACAAGGACCGAAACTATGTGGTGGACGAAATGGAAATCTAAGGCATGTATAATAGTGAATGTCTGGATCCCCCCGACCCCCCGGATCCTTCAACGAAGAACTGCTTTTTCCCGATGATATTGATTCTCCCCTCCCCACCCGCCCTCTCGTGAGCGCCCAGCCCATTGCGAAGAGTTCGGCCGTAGCCCCCGCCAAGCCCAAGGCACCAGCTATAACTATCTTTAACCCTGCTCGCATAAAAATCCGCACATCCAAGGAAGCCTTTCCCGTCAACCCATACTCGAGCAAAGGGTATTCTCTTCCTCGCAAGCCGACCCCGGCTCGTGCACAGGGACCGTACATGCCCGGCGGACGTCATCGCACCAAGAAAGCCAAGCGTCGCAACACCAGGCGTGCTGCGAAAAGTCGTCGCAGGAAAGTATAGATGCACCCTGCGATTCTAGTCGCCTGTCATAGCGAAAATGACCCCGATGCCGCTAAGCTATTTTCTTATTCTCCCCCCGACTTTAATACCCCTGCTCCGCTCGTCGCCGAATATGTGGATCCGCAGTTTCCCGGAAAGCGATGGAAGGACTTCCCATCCGAGTCCAAAGATATCATTTGGGATCAGTACTGCCCAGTGATGTGGCCATTCCAGAATGTAAAAGACTTTCTCTACCACGACAAGATCTTCTACGACCTGTTTGACGACGGATGGAAAATCTTGAAACCGGGTGGCATGCTTGTGTTTCCATACCCCGCCGACTTTACAGACATGTATGGCAAACCAATTCCTACCGAAACCGGTCTCGCCAATTTTAAGTCAGTTTTGAAACGACTGCTTGCTCGTCATCCCTGGAAGACGCACATTGTCAAGCGCACCAGCATGCCATTGATTGTGTCTGAACAGTATGAACAAGAGAAGTATGAAGATTACATTCTCTTTGTGAAACATGTCTGGGGAGGCAGGAAGACCATCAGACGCCGTAAGGCCCGGGCAATTCGTAGTCGGAAAGTGTCACGGCCTTCCACTCGACGCTTCCTTCGGCGATGAAATACTTTAGATCATTAATCCATGATGGCAGGGTGTATTTCTCTACGATAAGCAGCTGCACCCCACGAGTGTGTGCGATATCCTCAGAGTCCACCAACTCAATGTGATCCTCCAGACTCCAGTGAAACCGCCGGATCACCTCCCTCAGATTCTTCGAAATATTGAACACAGCATCAAGTTCAGTGGGAACAATGAACTTGCGGGTGTGATTGATGAAAAAGGCTTTTCCGGTCATTTATTTAGATGGATACACCATCACCACGAAAACCATTGAGAACAAGAGGAGGGAACTGAAATACGCCTGAAACGTTTCCCGATTGTTTCGATTGATTGGTATTCCCCATATGTTCAGGTAAGGATCCATAATGGTCACATCCTGTCCGTGATAATACCGTTCCAGCCGAGTGAACGGACATCCATACCCACTGATATGAAACAGGAACACCGGGATAAATATGAGGATCAGGACACGTCGCAGTTCAGGGCGCACAAGGAATGCAGCCAGAAATAAGACAAAGACGAACTGGTGTGCTTCAAAAAGAAACCAGCCTAGGTTCATTATGATTCAACTTACTACTTGGAGAGAATAGAACGGGAGCAAAGAATGTAGAGGAACAGGGCGTTGATGACGGGGATCGCAAATGCCAGGACGCTGCGAACAAGTAGACCCCAACCCGTGCGTCCCTTGGAGGATACAATCACAAATACGTCAGACAGTACCACAAAGCCGGCGAGGAGAGCAACGAGTCCAAACATCAAGTAGAAATACTTGCACACGTTCGCACTCGTAATGCTCTTCATCCATGCGGGTTCGCTAGAAGGGAGCAGGTCCATTTATACTACGCCGACATTTTGTTATTCTTCTTCATAGGTCGCTCCGTCGTGAGCTTCTTCACCATCAGCCGTTCGAGCCCGACGGTCTCCGTAATCTCCACGATCTACTTCCAATTCTTGGTCCCCGACCATAGGAACTTCACCGTCCGCCCCCACATCCCTCTCAGCATTCAATCCCTCTTCTGGGATATCCCCTGCATCTTCCGGTGCATCGCTCGCCGGCGCAGCTTCCGGTTCCGGTTCCTCCTCGCCCAGTCGTGTCTGCAACTCTTTCATGAACGATTCACGGTCGTCTTTGGTAATCAGGTAGGGCGCCAGACCCAGATCAATGAGTTTTGTCGTGATATCACGCAGGGCGTCGGGCAGGCGGCGGAGGCGTAAGCGGAACTCGTCACGTTCACGGGCTTTGTGGGCATCTACCGCCTTGCGATTCTCGGCAGCAGTGGATACCAACGCACGCACAGCCATATCGATCTTGTAAGATCGCTCAAACTGGGTAAGGACTGCCTGGTTGTCCGAGAGTTTCTGACTGAGTTCGTAGATGTATCCCTTGAACAGATCACGCAGGTCCGATGGATTTCCGTCGGCAAGTGTCACGGCTTCACGCACATCGCCAATATAGTTACGCAAAGCTTCCCCCGCAACCGTTTCCTCTGCCACAATGGTGAGTGATCGCAGAAGTAGGTTGAGCAGAATACCCGGTGTATCGTTGCTCTTGGCGTCTGCCGCCAATTTTGTGGTGCCTCCAATCTTCAGGCGGCGGGCAATATCGGCTTTTACCATCGGGATATCGACTGGAGGTGGGAGTGTTTCTACGGGGCGTGCTTTCCTGGACGGTTTGAGCGGCTCTGTAATCACAAACGGTTCCTGGACGAACGAGAAACGAGTCGACGGAATGAGCCAGGGAGTATTAATCATACACGTATACCGCATCTCGGGAACTGTCATCACCGAATCAGTCGGGGGCAAGTATGCGACCGATTTCTTAGGGAGAACAGGGGACGGAATAAAGGATTGGACAGGGACGTAACCTACAGCTACGGCTTCCAGACTATCTTTCGCATCCGACAGTTGCGTCGCAAACTCTTTGGCAAACTGACCTTTCAGAGACGACAGGACAACCCTGCGAGTCGCTTTCTTATCGTTCAAGAGCGTCCTCAGAAAAATGACCGAGGCACCACGGAACGTTGAGGGATACGATTCAAATGTCTGGATAAGAGCATTCAGCAGGGAATCTACGAGGGGAGAATCATTGATATCATCGGTATCCCTCGGGAATCCACGCAGGACGAGCGGCTTGGACCCAAACGACCGACGAGGAATGAGTTGCGGGCGGTGTGTTTGCAGGAGAACGATGACGGCATTGAAGCCAAAAATTGCGAGAGCCATATCGACATCCGACGTCTGCTTGCTTGACAGTTTCTTTCCTGCGATACGTGATCGTAATTTATCAGATTCCCGGCGGACGTAATCCAGGTAGACTTTGAGCTGGCCATCTTCTGGAATGACTTGGATGAGGGAGAGAAGGAGATACATGATATCCTCCCCAGGATTCGCAGTCTTGAACGCCACCTGAAGTCCCTTCAAAGACTCCGCAAATGTCAGATGCTTCTCTTTCTCTTTCTCTCCGATCTGATCACGGCGATTGGTCACCCGTCCCTGCTCGTCAAATTCATCCTGGGCTTCCAGGATTTCCGAGATCCGTTCCCCTGAATACTGACATACGTAAAACCCCGATTCACGAGCACACCATTTCTTCAGGAATGCCCTGGGGTCTTTCGCATACGATCCACGCAGGATCTCCAATTCGTGCTCACACACTAAGAATGCCCCCGTCTCCTTGTCGGCGTATACGTGGTTCTCTAACGGCGCATCTTTTACTAGGGCTTCAATCTCATACAGCTGATCTTCCGGTGTCTTGGTCTCATCGTCCAAGATGGATACGATCATCAGGCGAGTCTCGTTGTGCGACTGAGCAGGGGTGGCAGGGATGATTTTGGTATACGCAGGAACAAAATACTCCTTGAATTTCTGGAGAGAGATCTGGTGATCTTTGAGGATCTGGTCATCTGTTCCCGGCGTCCACGGTGCTTTGTTCGCATACGGTGCATCCGACCGTTCGTTATGGATGAACGACATGGGGAAACATCCGTGTCCAGGTTTGTAGTCTAGTTTCACGGCCTTGTCGGGACACGATTTTCCTTGGTGACCTACCGCTCCACAGCTCGCACATTTGGGCGCACGATAAATTCCCCGAGTCAAGAAATCAGAAAACTCGGTGATCTCAGGAGGCAAGCAATCATCCGCCGTTCCTTCGATGACTCCCGAGTCAGGGAATACGACGGGGGGAGGGATAGCAGCTACCCCCACTCCGCCCGCCTGGGACAAGAGCATACGTGCCACCAGCGTCCCCCCATCAATCTGGGAGTTCAGCCATTTGCGGGACGAGAGCGCAGGAAACCACTTGGATTTGTATGCGTCCAGGATATTCTTCGACGGCGCATCCGCATTTCCTTCCGGGAACCGAACATCTTGCGGAGGGGGCATTTCATCTACCACAGCTTCCGGTGGGAATTTAGATGTCCATAACTTGTCGGGTACATCACGCAACTTGACATCGTAGATCTTGAGATAGCGCAGTCCTTCTGTATACGGCTTCGAGGTTTCGGGGACTGCATGGGTGAAAATCGCATCGAGTGTTGGCAGGAGTTCCGGAAGGGGTTCCGTGGAGTCAATGACCATCGGATCAGGGTGTACCGAAAGGAACGGATGATCGGCCAGTGGGTTGGGGGGTGTTATAGGAGGATTGTCTACAATATAATTGGTGAATTTCGCAATATCCTGGGTATCTTCACGGTATATCCGAGTCGTCGTATACGTTCCATCGTCACGATAGGTGGTTTTGGTATACGGAAACTTATCTAGAAATTGGTGATCCTCAATCTGCGCCTTTCCGTCTGTATACACCGGGACACCATCTCCAGCCGCATAGTAGATGGCTGATTTCGGGAGAGAGTCAAGGAGCACAAGGTAGTAATTGGGACTGAGACGGGATGCATCAGTAAAGAGTGGGGCCCATTTCTGGCTCCATGCATAATCCGTATACTGGATCGGGTTCGTGTTCTTGTAGTGCACCCACGGAAGCGCAGCAGGACGAGTATATGTCTGGTGAGTATACCCTTCCGCCGTCTCTTCTACCACCCGCTTGTGAAGAACGGTGAACGAATCTACTTCATACTCGGCTTTCCGAATAGCCGCCTTTGCGATCCTGCCAGTCTGCGGCAAGAGTTTTTCAATGAAATCAGAAGCCTGTTCTTCATAGGTAAAAAATCGAATAGCCTCGGGTCGCTGCACCTCTTCTTCAAACTCAAATTCTTCGATGATTTGGTAATCTGATTTCTGGAATACCAATTCTTCGGCACTTGCCATCCTTTTACCTTACTTATCAATACCAGAAATTGTGCGGTCACACAACTCCACGATCGTCTTGCCGACCGTTTCTAGAACTTCCTCCGGCGTCTTAGTCGTCAAGAACCGGAACTTCATCTCGGGGCGCAGAGGATGCGGAACATCGTAATTTACCACACTGCACAGATCGGGAATCTCGTAGGCTACAATCTGCGCCAGGGCTCCAATCGTATGTCCTTCTACCACCGACACGATATGGTAGACATTGGGTTCCGGCTCACGGACAATCGAGTCCTTGCCCGCCTTGATCCATGCGATCGTCTTGGTCCGCAGAATCCCCACGGCTTCACGGATCAGATCACGAGCAGGAATCACACCAATGCTTTCCACCGTGAAATCGAACCAGTCCGCCCGCCCCTTCTCGTTCCTGTGAATCACACGCTGCTTGTGAAACACATCAAACGTCTGCTTGTCGGGGTGCTCCTCACGCAGCAGTGCAGCCTTCTCCTCATCTACATGGATATTGTAGGTTGCCACACAGACATGCGACCCCTTAGGATTAATTGTGAGTCGGGCAGTGAGATGCACTGATTCGCCAGCCTTGAGTTTCAGGAAGTAGAGTGGCGTCCCCAGATCCCTGCCCTTCATCAGAATATCCGTCCTTGAACCGCTGACCATGAAATCGTCCGTCGTTACCACCGTGGGTTCCGTCACTTGAGGGAATCGCAGTTCAATCCGAGTATCACGAATCACGTCCTCTTCCGTTGGACGGACATTGACCGGCAGCATCTCCGTCCGGTGCCTCATAAGCTCATGCGGCATCAGAGTCGTATTGTCTGGAATCTGCACATCGGTGATTTCCACGACCGGCATTTCGTTGAGCAGGATACGGCGGATCGCATTCACGAACTGGATAGGGACGCCACGGATCTGGAACGTCATCCCGAACCCACCAAACTGAGTAGACTTGGAAGGGATCATTTCCATTTGAATTGCTTCTGACATCTGTTCGTTATTGAAGTATTCGTTTTTATCTACATGAAATTTAATGTCCACAAACGCCTATGTCCCCGTTCTCTTCTACAGTGACAAGTGTCCAAACTGTAAGGAGGTGGTAGGGACGATCCAAGCCCTCAATAAGGCTTCACTCTTCCGCTTTGTCGATGTTCTCACCACACCCCGCCAATTCCTGCCCACGGATCTCAAGAGTGTTCCCACCCTCCTGTTCCCCCAGAGCAAACAGCTGGTAGTCGGGAAGGCCAATATCTTTGCCCACCTATCCAAACCGGTCGAGAGCCGCCGTGAAATCCCTACCCCCCGTGTCGCCCCGACCGCCCCTGCCGAACCTCTTTTCTGGTCCTTCAATGAATCAGGGATGTCCACCGGATTCTCCAGCTTTGACGGCACAACCAAGGTCGCCGAAGACCAGTTACGCTACTCGTATCTCGACGGCGAGATCAAGACTTCTGGACAGGAGGTCATTAACCCCACGACCATGGACGGAGAAGGCGGAAGCAAATCGGGCCGTAATAACGACGTGACATCTCGTATGGAATCGATGCAGGCCATGCGTGAAGCCGAATTCAACCCTACGGCTCGTAAATAAGCAAACTAATTTACAGATTTCTTGTATTAATATACAATGTCGGCCTCCACCTACCTCAAGAGCTTTTTTCACCAGCTGTCGGAGGTCGTAGGCGAGCTCGCCGAAATGTTTCCCGAAGACTCAGATTTCAAGGTGTTTCAGACCTACATTGGAATGCTTCAGCGCACCAACCCTGGAATGGTGGTAGACTCCTTTCACGAATATGTCACACTCAAGTACGACGACAAGATCAATGCTCGGGACGAGTCGTTCTTCCTGACATATGTTACAGCAGAGTATACCGATACGCCCGATATCGTGGCAAAAATTAAGAGCTGCTGGGGTGTTCTAACCGAACCCAGCAAGGAGGCGATCTGGCAGTATATCTATATTCTGAAGGAGCTCACCAAGCGATACAAGTCCGCTTCTTCTTAGGAGAACGTGGTACACTCCCACGCATACGGAGAGGTGGTGGTCTCGTCATAGACCCAGTTGGGGTTGGAGTCCTGGAGGGGCATCAGAGGGGGCATATCGGCAGTCTCCAGCTCCGTGATCCGACGATCCAGTGCCTCCACCATCCGGCTGAGCCGGGCAATCTCTGGGTTCTCGCAGTTACGAAGAGACATGAGAGCCAAAGCCGCATCGCAATGGCAATTGCTGTCGCAACACTCATCCAGCATCTCACGCTCAATGTCCGTGTCCGTCTCAATATGCAGAGTTCGGACTGCCTCGTCCCGATCCCGATCCTGATCCCGTGCCTCGATCCTCGCCTCATTCACCGCATTCCGACGACGCTCCTTCTGATCCTCAAAGTCCAGGAAACGCTGAAGACGCTGGCGACGAGACTCCAGTGTCCCCGACGTCCTGGAGTGACGGGCAAGCAGCTCGGCATTGATCTGAGACTCAGTGAGATTGTTGACGTTCATCTTTGTATGACCTAAATTACCGTAAAACCCTCATGATCCGTTTTGACGAAAACGAATCATGATTGTTGGTGAGAGGAGGACAGCATACTGCCGAAATGTCTCCTATGGCTCCCCTATTCTTCGTGTTTACTATCCGTGATGACGATATCCTAAACTGCCGTATGGCGACCTATTCCCGTCAGAAGGCCGAGGATGAGTGTATCGTAGCTCTCCAGAACCGACTCAACTGGGTTCGTATCGTCTCCTTCCCCTGCACATTCTACACTGGAACCCGTGTCTGGGTATCTCTGGAAGACAACGAAGAGGCTACGGATGTCGAGATCGTGTCCGTCGAAGATCAGGAGGAACTGATTTCCCAGGGTGCAGGATGGGTAGACGATGTCGTGATTGTTTAATCAAGCTGTCAAGAAGGAGTAACTGATTGAGATAAACCCGTCAGATCCCGCTCCTCCCCTTGGAGCAAACGTTGAACCGCTTGATCCAGACGAAGATGGTGCTCCTCCGCCGCCGCCGTTGCCAACCCCAGTAGCATAATTTCCAGGTGTATCAGAAGTGGCCTGGGCCGCACCGCCGTCAGGGCCTCCACCTTTTCCACCTGTAGTTGCGTTAGGGAAAGTTCCCTGTCGACTGTCGCCATTGCTTCCAGAAATCACAACATAGTTGCCCAGAGGAACAGGAGTTATGTCGGGATTTGCTGATGGGTATGAACTTCCCCACCCGCCAAATCCACCTCCTCCGCCGTTGATGTTTCCGGTTCCGCCGCCAGTTCCGCCATTCCCTAATGTTCCACTTATGGATAACCGCCCACCGGCGGCACCACTGCCGCCGTTTCCTCCACCTCCACCTCCACCTCCACCTGCCCACGCTATAGTTTGGACCGAATTACTTGTGATCTGAATATACGACACTTGACCTCCTATCGAGCCACCTCCATATGGCCCTCCAGTCCCCGCCTTTCCTGGAAATAGTATTATTGTGGACGGCTGCTGCACAGGGCCAGTTCCCCCGGTAAACAAGAGGGTTCCTCCTTGGCCGCCGCCTCCTCCGCCTTGCCGGCCGTTATTCTGGCCCCCGACCGCATATCCTCCTCCACCACCTCCACCTCCACCTCCAACAATCCTCATGGCTGTAATAACAAATTGCGACGGTATGCTTCGTGTTACAGTTACACCTTGGGCATTAAACCCCGCTATCCTGTTTGTTGCGCTTACAATCGAATATGTGCTCAGAAGATTATTCGACAAAGCTGCTACACCGATTACGATATTGCTTCCTTGAGCAATAGGTACCACATACGGAACACTGTTTATGTTTGTAATGGTTGTGCCTGCGTAGGATATTGTATAGGAATTACCGCTCACAACGTTCCACGAGAGATTTATGCTGGTGGATATAGCACCAGTAGCGTATCCTGTTACGAGCAGGCCGGTAGGAGCTGGTGGTGGGCTAATATTTGACAGACTACTTGTAGCACTTGTGACTGCTCCAAATACTCTTTGTACTCCAATTATTGTTGGAATCGTTCCCGAATTAGGAATCTGATGAGAGGTTCCCGTCACATCACGGGCAACCTCTGTTCCGTTTGAAATGATATTGAATGTTGAGGTAGTACTACTTCCAGCAAGCGCCGGCACCGTCCATGTTACGTTTATAACTTTCCCATCGAGTTGTCCCCCAAGCGCCGTTATAGTCGGAGGACGAAGTATAACTGTAATTGCGGCGTTAGTTTTTTGTGCGGCAGAGTTTGATCCAATCGATGCTACATAGGTTCCTGGCAGGATATCAACATTTCCCGCAGATATGACAACCCCTCTTTGAGAAGAAGCGACACCCGTCGTATAACCGGTTATAGTCGGCGTTGTAGTATATCCCGCCGGCACTGAGATAAACGCTAAACCAGTATCGGTAAATGTAGCAGTCGAATTTACAAGAAAGTATCCTCGGAGAAATCCATCCTGTGAACCATATCCAGACGTAAACGGGGAAGTAAAACTTACTGGACCACTCGTCTGTGGAAACACGTTAGGACCCAACGATGGTGTATCAAAGGCGAACACGCTTGGCCCTGGAATATTTTTGAAGTATGGCGTAATTTGGTATCCCGTCGACCCGACAGTGACAAATCCACTTGTAGACGCAGCCGTTGTTGATATGGATATGGTTGTGGTGGTGGGTGTTGTAGTTGCAACATACTGAAGAGACTGTAATTTTGTATTCCTTCCCACGACAGTTATATTAAATCCGTTTGCGGGTATTGCTGCACTCGTGAATTCCTCCGCAATAAATCGTGTTTCCGGAATCCAAGATCGACCAAAATTGTAAGATATGTATGCGCTCGGAGTTGTAGATCCTAGGACTAAAGCGGTCTGTATATCACCAGTATACGAACATGCACAGAAGTATGACCCACCGGGGACATTAGGTAGTCCCACTGGATTTCCGGGGAATACGGGCTGCCAATTGTAATTTGTAGGATCTCGTCGTAATGCAGTTGGGTAACCAACTCCTCCGATCAACACATATGTTCCATTCGAATTCGGACAAATACTGTTAAATACACTATTATTTTCCATCTGTGTCCAGAACGTTCCGCCTGTTGTGCTGTAGATTGGGTTTCCGCCCCCTGCGGCAAATACCATCGTCCCATCCCCCGACCACGCAATTGATCTCCACGCAGTCAGGGGCACACCTTGTCCGCTCGTAAACGCCGGACTTGGTAGAGTTAACTGCGATGTGGGAATAGTATACACGTAACCGTATCCCTGCCCTACGACCAACTTAGACCCGTCTGGTGAAAACCCTGCCGAACTTATATTGGATCCCACAGTATTTCCTACCTGAAACCACGGGGATCCTACTACGTTTGAAGTTACCCAAAGACCCCTTGATAGTGTTGTGAGCGCTCCCCAGGTTGAATTGCCTGCAACAGTTATACCGGTAGCCGCAAATCCAGAAAGACCAGCAGTGAATTGACTCGCCCATGTAGTGCCTCCATTCGTACTGAAATAGATATTCGACCCGTTGTTTGCATTATTGGCCGCTACCACTACATTTCCGGACGCCCCTATCGCTACCCCCACCCACTGTGCCGTTGGATTATTGCTGTATATTACCCCTGCTAAATTGGTCGACACAACTCTGAATGAATCGGCAGGTGGCACGCACTGGTAGAGTTTGAGTTTGTATTGCGACACGTAATTGATTGAAATCTCGACAGAACCAAGTCCTCCGTTGAAACCGACAGCTCCTCCAAAAGCGCCGCCACCGAACGTGAGAGTAGAAGAAGCTGGCGCAGCCCCACTAAACCCTGCAGTACCTGGTGCGCCCGCATATCCGTAGACGGGTTCGGCTGGACCGCCTCCTTTTCCACCTAAATATGGGCCGCCAGCCGCACCCGGGTCTGTACGATTTGGAAGAGATCCACCTCCATCATACCCGTAGTTGGGGGCGCTGGGGTTAGGACCGCTCCCATCAGTATACCCGCCGCCGCCTCCACCACCGGCCATAACCGTCGTGATTGTTTGCTTATCCTCGAGGTACTTAATCGAACTGAAACTTCCAGCTCCAGCGGGATTGTTGACCACAGTCACGTCGATCAGCATACTCTGGTTAGACGCTGCAAAATTGGCTATAGCCTTACCTCCATCACCTCCTGGAGAGAAGGGGGAGCCGGCGTAGAAGCCGCCTGGACCTCCAGCTCCTCTTACCACAGCAGTGAATGGAAACCCCGCCGGCACTGCAAAGCCACCATTTCCAAGAAAGAACGCACTATCGCTAGTTATTAACTCAGGATCCAGCCCTAGATTAGTGCTTCCCGGAATCACGAGGGGGATCACAACTGTAGCCGGAGCACTACTGAGACCACTGAGGATACCGAAGAGATTGAACGTATAAATTTGTCCGGGCGCATTGCCAAATATAGGTGCGATTGGAGGGCTGATACTACCAGTATAATTTAGAATATTCGATTGGAGAACCGTCCCAGACCCATTTGTCAATGTAAACGTTTGGAAGTCATTCAATGGATTCCCTGAAGCCGAAAACGTAATGGTTCCTCCTGAATTATCCGCCCTGAAGTTTGATGGCGTGGGGCAGAATAGAGTCACATTTGATGAACTCGTGATTTCTGACGATGGGATACCTCCGCTTACTGAATATATCGAGAATCGGTATGTCGTGTTTTCAATACCAGGTATGGAGAACGGGGAAGGAGATCCTAATATATTGCTATTGTAATCTCCCGTCGTCAAATTTGTGATAAAGTATTCTGGCACTCCTGGAGCAAGGTTCCATTGATTCGAAAGAATGAATCCTCGGAACGACGTTCGGAGATTCGTGGGTGCGGCTATAGTCGTTCTCAGAGTGATAGATGCGGCAGCAGTTAGCCCATTACTCGAGCTTTCAATTTGAAGGTTGTATGTCGTGTAGTTCGCAATAGTGAAGGATAAAGATGTCGCCGACGTATAGATAGAGCTGGCAAGTGATGCCGTCGTCAGTGTTAGCTGAACCCTGCCGTCTGTGCTAGGAGGACTTCCACCCCCCACGATTGGTTGTGCTCCTCCTCCAGCAGATCCAGATCCAGGGAGCCGAATTCCACCGCCATCGGGAATACCGTTTCGGACAAACCCTTGTCCTGAAACCGTAAATCCACCGCCTCCCCCTGCATCAAGAATGAAGTAAGGATTTCCCGGGTTCGGAACAAATACCGTAGAGTTCTCCCCTCCCTGGCCCCCAGCACCAACTTTTACTACAATCGTTGTCCCTGGAGTTACCGCATATGTATTCGATATGAATCCACCCGCAGCAAACGATCCGCCCGCCCCCGCCGCCCTTGCTATAACCGCTTCTGTAGCTAGTGTCGTAACACTGTAAACTCCAGGAGTGCTGAATGTCTCCGTCCGAACCTCCAGATTTCCTGTGTTTCCGAGTTGGAAACCGTTCGAATCAAAGATACGATACGGTGCGTTCGGACCGTTTGATACAGCTGCATTCCATGTCAGGGTTGCTACCATTCCGTTTACCGATACTGTTGGAGACGTCACAGGTTTCACTCCCAAGAAAATACTTCCAGGTGCAGTTGAAATACTCATAATACCGTTATGACTGGCCGAAACTGCGAAATTGTAATAGTTGTAAACAGTTGTGTCGATAGGTATGAAGACTTGGGTATCGTTCGAACCTACAAACACCGGCGCAGCATAATTCAAACATAAATCTACGATCTTGTACCCTCCATTCGGGGGTATATTGCTCAGGACTGTAGGGTTTGTAGGTAAGTAGACACTCTGCGATGCCGTCAGCCAACTTACAATAATTCCCGAACCTGCTGTTGTCTGAGTGACAGAGGGAGGCGCAGTTGTTCGTAGTGAAATCTGATTTGCGGAGGTGGGCGAACTGGACACTCCATAGTAGTTGATAATAATCGAATACGTGAATGTTCCTCCTAGTCCAGGAAAAAGGCCGGTTACTGATTGCGTAGCTGCCGAATAACCTGCCGCAGACAGAGTAGACGCTGCCTTGACGCTGCCACTCTGATCAACAATTGTCCAAGTATACGGCGGCGTGGTTGTAGGTGTCTGTAAGTCGTATTGCTGCGGGGTTTTCCATGAAAGTGTGACTTCGCCCCCAATATACGTCGCTGAAAGGGTAGAAACCGGAACTGTTGCCAACCTGAATATCCCAGTAATCGCATTGCTTCTCCCCGAATATAGATTGCTATTCAGTGCTTGGACTGCAAGGTTATAACTGCTACCCAGCGTGGCTCCTGTCCAGGTATAGGTGTTTTGGTAGATATTCGATGCTATGACTACTCCGCTGCACAGATCCGATAGCGTATATCCGTCCGTCGGAAGTGCCGAAGGGTTTGTGATAGAGAATACGAGTCTTGTTCCCGCAGAGCAGTTTGGCAGGCTCTGTCCAGTTCCACTAAATTGGTAGCCGACAATACTGCTTCCAAAACTTTCAATGATAGTAGATGTCACATTGTAGGTTTGGTAGTAGTTTAATGATGACACAGATGGCCCAGATATTGCAGATAGAGTAACTACAATCGGCTTATTACTGACGCCCACCGCAGTGTTGATTTGTGAATAGATCGACGAGGGCATGAAGTTGGATCCAATCACAACAGATGGTCCGCCAGTAGACCGAATAGAAATACCACTCACGTTTGCGTTCAGCGTGACAGATGCCGTATAGACGATATTCGAAGGGTATGCGATCTGGAATGCTGATCCCCACGACAGAGTTACAGATGTGAGTGTGCGTCCATACCTTAGGGTCGTTGGTGGGTTAGTAAAGACATACGCAGATGGAGACGTAATCACTGCGCTAGACACTCCATTGATCAGAGAGTATACACGTATTTTTGAAGTGCTGCCGTAATCAAGGGAAATTTGGCCCTCTGTTAAGTTGCCGTTATCTACATACGGTTCACCATTCACGGAATAGTAATAGTCAACATCGGAAGTCGCAGATTGACCCCATGAAATTGTGGCGGGAATTGTGCTGGGAGAAGGCGAGTATACGATACGGACATATCCTGATTGTTGAGGAGGGCTTCCTCCGCCTGTCGTGACTACAGTTCCTAACTCTCCACCTCCACCTCCTGGTCCTCCGGTAGAAGAGAAGTTTCCCCCTGATCCTGCACCATCTTTGTCGGCACCAAATCCTCCACCGTTGCCACCGATACCAAAATTTCCATTACCGTTTTCTCCTTTTAAATTAATGAAAGTAATATTTGGGAATGGCGTACTTCCCCATACTTCACCGCCGGCACCTTGACCGAACGACGGCAACCTTCCGCCACCCCCGCCACCACCTGCATAAACTCTTAGATTAGTGCCAATAGTCACTGCAGAACCACCACCACCACCAGCGACGTTGCTGGGGTTGCTAGCATTCGTGCCGCCGCCACCAACGATGTAATGAATGTCTCTTCCTGCAGAGAGATTAGAAAATGTAAATGTGGCAAGTCCTCCATTTCCTCCCGAAAGGCCAGGAAAGACAGAGTTTCCGCCGCCCGCTCCAGCAACTGTGACAGTATAATTTCCAGCCTTCGTGGTCCTAAACGGACTATTCGGCTGTGAGCCCTGGGGATAGGTTACGTATACAACCTCTTCGGAGATCCCCCGACCATCTACAACAGTAATAGAGGGTGTTGCTATCAGAGTAATTGTAGGATTCAGAGGAGGAGCTGGCGGGACTACAAATCCACTTTCCGGAAACAGATTCCCAATTACTTGGTTTTTGATTGCGTAGATGTTTGCATAATACGTGTTCCCTGTCTGGACATTCACAACAAAGGACGAGACCGTCATCACTGTAGTCGATCTGTATCCCGCACAACTGATTGTCACATATCCATTTTGACCCACGCTGGGATCGAAAGCGGCGAGCACGTTGGAACTGTTCAGTCCAAAAGTTCCGCCAGCGCCACCAGCGCCGCCACCGCTGAATGTAACATTTCCAGAAGGGCCGCCGCCGGCCTCGCCCCCGGAGTTGCCGCCATACGGGTCCTCTCCTGGGAAACCAGGCTGGCCCTGTGGCTGTCCGCCACCAGCACCTCCCCCTGCTGTAATTCGAAAGTTACTGACTTCCACGAATGAAACCTTTCCGCCCAATCCTCCGCCTTCTTCACCCGGCTTGGCGGTGGCTCCGCCATATCCTACTTGATAGTTGATAACGGAATCTGCTGAAACGTTGGTGTATGTATACTTGACAAGCCCGCCGCCGCTACCGGGGAAGCCAGCCAGTGGTTGTTGGTTTATTGTCGCTCCACCGCCGCCGCCGCCGCCGCCGCCGCCGCCGGCCGCTGGAGGAATGTATGCTGATCCGCCGCCGCCTCCTCCTCCCGCAACAATAACGTCTACATTTCCTGAACTAATAGTTCTGAAGTCCGTCTGCTGACCTACTACTGTGATCGGATTATCAAACGTCACGAGGATATTCACCGGTCTAGGCTGACTCGATACGCTGATGTAATAGGATGTATCCGCCCAGAGACCCGTGACTCCAGCACATCCAGTGAAGATAACTACCTGTAGTGATACTGTTTGAGTTAACGGATTGCCTAGGATACGATACGATACGTAAGGTGCTACGGGTGGTCGTGGACCTCCCGCATTGCATGGTGTCAGATATGACCAATCACTTCCATACGAAAGTCCATTTGTAATTGTGTGTCCCAAAAACGTGTAATCCGATAAAGCAGTAAGACCTGAAAATACAGCAGTATACGTGGTTGAAACGCTATTGTATGGGATTGTAGCGGATCCAGTAGTGGGTCCCGAAATTGAAAATACATACGTGTTCGGATTCATACCTCCCAACTTGGACGCAGTGTTTGCGGCAGATATCGATACAAAGGCAGTCGTATTGTTCAGGACAATGCTTGCCTGTCCGTTGGGTGTGAGCGAACCAACATAGTAATTGTAGGCAGTGGGGGTGCTAAACACTTGATTGGCAAACGCAGAAATTGTGAACGTATACGACGTTCCAAGCGATAAATTTGCCAGTGTATACGTTGGGCCACCTGTGTTGCTCGTATACTGCGTTTGTAAGTTTGTTTTTGTTGTTGTATACGACAGTGTCCCGCTGACGTTCAAGAATATATCAGTCACCGGGATGTATGATATCGACGACAACGCTGTGCTCAATGTCGCAAACGCCCTTTGCATGCTGTTGCATCCGAAAAACGGGACAAAACCCGGAGGATTCGGGCGACCAGGGAAGACAACAGCCGATAACTGGCTAGGAGCACTGCTGATTCCTTGGGCGAATGATGTGGCGAAAAACGAGTATGCGGATCCAGTCACACATTGACCAAACACAAATGCCGACAATGTCGTTGTTCCGCTGATTGTTCGTCCATAATTGTCAGTGACCTCATAGTATTGAGGAGGCACTGATGATGACGGTGGGGCTCCAAATGTGACAGTGGCACTCGCATTGTTTGTAACGACCGATGGCGTTCCGGGTGCGGCAACATACAGATCGATGAAGACAGATGCGCTTGCACTGGTAAGCGTATCCCCGCCAAGAGACTGGACATCGTAGCGGTATGTCCCCCCTGTGAACGGTCCTACCCCCGAACACCATGTGAACGTTAAAGACTCGGTCGCATCAAACACCGTTGTTGGTTTCGTAGTCAGGATCGTTCCATATGTCTTTCTTGTGATTGCGTCTACGAAAGAATTCACCGGGAAGACTAACGACGAAGTAGATTGTGTAAGTCTGAGAGTAACTAGATTTGGGTAGGTGCTGATTGCCAAAGAGTCTGTAAGTGAGAATCCGTTGGGCGTAAAATTGAATAGCGGTGTAGTTTGAGCTGCCTCTACCCATGTCCCCGAAGTCGTAGTCAACGCATAACTTGCCGTGAACAACCCCGATACAGTTCTTGTAGCGCTTGGGGACAATCCTGGAGTGATTGCCGGCACCACATACGTTCCACCAGTAGCCTGAAAATTACCAGTTACAATATCTCTATGGTATTCTGTGATCCTGAAATTGCTGATCACCACTGCACTCTGGGGAGACACCGATAGCGAAAACACAATTGAATTGCTTCCGAGCGTATACCTAATAAACGGAGCAATCGGCGGGCCACCCGTCACTTGAGGTGTAGACGCAAATGTGCTGCTCGTGACCCCGCAGATCGTCTTGTAGATCGCAAACTTATACGCAAATCCTTCAGCTGGAAACGAAACGGGCGATCCAGGAACGTCAACACGGGTGGCGCCGCCTACAAACGGCGCCAATACCGCTGAGATCGTATAAAAATCGGTTGTACTCGGCGGGAATGTTGAGCCTGTAAATGTAATATTCATAGTTCCTCCATTGCTTCCCGTCATAAACAGATTTGGGGACGTCGGAGGCTGGGGGTTGAAATCGAAGGTCGGACTTATTACAGCCGTTCCACTTACATTGTTTCCAAACGGGGTGATCCTGAATGTATAGGATAGATACGCCGACAAGTTCGGGAACGTGAATTGTAAGTCGTAGTTGGGAAGCGCAGAGGCAGTGTATAGGTTTCCAAAATTGTCAGAGATGTTATACCGTGCGACCGTGGGTCCATCCTCATCCACGAGACCACGAGACGCAGTTAACGTCAAACTTACACGTGGTATGCCTCCAGATACTGATCCGATATAAACTCCACTGACGTTGGATGGTTGGAAGGGAGGACCTAAATAGTATGTTCCAGGTGCAGCCGCCGATAAGTTGTTCTCGGACGACACCCCAGACGTTTGAGTATACGCAATGAACTGGTATGAAACCGACTGTAACCCAGATATTACAGAAGAAATGTAGGGTACATTAGAATCTGCGACGGCGATAGAAGTCCCACCCGTTCCCGAGGCCGTAATGACGTACCCGAACTGCGACCCTCCCAGCGGACGGCCAATAGAGAGAGTAACTGTATTGCATGTAATATTTGTTACCGCCAAAGATACTGGGGGTACGAATGCAGGTATAAGATTATCTGCGATTGTTGAATTTCCAACCACGTTGTTCGCAAATCCGTTTACAGAAAATTGATACGTATTGCCGTTCGTAAGTCCACTTACTGTCCCCGTTAACGTCGTCGTGCTTATCGTAGTTATTCCTGGACCGAAAAACGTGTAGTATAACGGTCGGGGACCGGACGCACGGGTTACTGTCCACCGGAATGTCTGATTGCCAATTTCGGGGCCCGATCCATATCCAGGAGAATACGGCGGTCCGGCAAAAATAGTTGCATAATCGGATGCGACACTGAATACCCTGTTCGCAAATGTTTGCGTGACAAAGGTCGTAAACGTATTCGTTTGAACAGGTGAGACGGTGAAGATTCTTCCAGAAGGATCAAACGTTGTCGTTACACCGTCCACAACGACCGATGATGATACTGTTGCTAACGCAGATACCGTTGAAATAACACTCGTTATGCTGAGCGTATTGAAATTTACAGTAAACGATGCACCGTTAAGCACGGTTTTGCGGGTGTAAGGATTCGTGAAGGAGGTATTTCCACCTGAGACACTGATATTGGTCACACGGAAAGAGTACCATAGTCCTGTATTATTCGTAATGTCCGCAATCAAATTACACGAGCCAACTCCTTCAGATAGGGTGAAAAACAGACTCGGTGAAAGACCAGAGATAGAGAAACTAGGGTAGATTGCGCTAAGATCATTGATCTGTCCAGACAACCCTGTTATTGTCGTAATAGGAATGAGCGTTGATGTACACATCAAAATCTGGTAGTAATCTGGAGTCGGGTGGAATGCAGTGTCCGCACACACCGAAAACGATACGGTTGTGTTATCGGCACTGATCGATGTGACCTGCGGAGTTCCCGGTGGACCTGGAATGAAAAAGTTTGTTGGAATGCCTGTCGGTGTGCCGTAGCGGTAGATTCCACCGAGGACCGTTACAGGTGTAATCTGGTATTGGTAGGACGAACCGTCGGTATACGGACCAATGACAATAGTTTTCAGTGCGGACGTCACATCTACCAAAACTTGGGCACTGCCGAAATTATCGTTGACTGCGATCTGATTGGGAAACGGGGACGACGGATACACTCCCGCAAACTTGATGACAGCAAATGATCCCGAACCGGTTAATACCGCCCCTTGAATGAGTCCTGGAGCGGTTGCAGGTGATGAAAGGAATGACGTTGTCGCACTGGACGCAGTAAACAGACCGTTGATGACTGGGGTGACGTAGACAAAGTAGTTCGTTCCTGGATCAAACTCACCGATCGTATACACGTTTCCCGACTGCTGATAACTCTTGGTCGTAGAAATTCCAGTGTTCGAGTTGGTGAAGGTGAACTCGTAGTGATCCGTGCCTTTCATTTGGTACCCAAAACTAACATCCAGTGTCACGGTCAACTCTGTGGCATTCGATGATACAAACGATAAGGAAAGATTGGGGATCTGCGTGATCTGATTCGTATACAGAATCGGAGTCGGAGCGCCAGGCATCTGGTGAGTCGTATAGTTTGCTGGGACTTGTGGAGTTTCAATCGGCGCCCGTGGGAAACGAACACTTGCCGTTTCCAGCGGCGGATTGAATCTGTTGTTCCAGCGGTGCCCACTCATTATATGAGTTTCATACTTTTTCCACGAAAACCAAAACGGATCTGAAAGTAATCTAGAATAGAGACAGCCACGACAACCATGACCATGCCCTTTACCTATGACGATTACACCGACGAAGATTACGACAACGGCATCCTCGAGTTTATGGGCATCCCTCTGGACTATTATGATGAGCAAGATCCGTGCCACTGGTACGTCGCCTCGCTCTTCGACCTCTCCGACGAATAAATAAATAAATACAGATTCAACCAAAACGGATATTTTTAGCCTGGTGTAGACCAGATAGCCAAAGATGACCGACTACGACCACATTCTTGCGCTTATCAATCTCTCTTTCTTATCCTATCTCCGCCGTCGCATCATGGAACTCAACGGCGACTGGCCTCCCATTTCCGAAATGTATTCCACCCTCTCCCGCATCTTCACTGAACAGTTCCCGCAAATCACGCTTCGAACCGAGGCTGCACTTAAGTTGTTCGCCGAACGGATCGACGACAATCTTGAGAAATACACAGAGATGAATCCTGAATACGACATTATAACCTTCATCGATTATGCGGAGAAATACGTCAGGGGAGAACTCCGCCAGGCACATCGGTGGGCGAGTCTCCACTACGACTGATTAAAAAGGGGCAACGGGGTAATGGACCCTCTGACCAAACGTATCCAAGCACTCCCATCTGAACTCATTCATCTCATACGGACTTTTTTACCTCCACACCCTCCTCGCCCAAAGCCACGAGATAACGGCGTTCAAAAACAGCTGGAGTTGTTAGAACGATCTCCCAAGATGACAGCCATGGGCCTCTACAAAACGGAAAAGGATGACTATTAAAGTAAGGAATGCAAGAAATGATCGGACTGCCCGTTGTGAAGCTCGTGGGCACTCTGCTCCTGACCTACTCCACCCATTACGGTGCGACCAAGATGTATTCTGTCCTGTGCGTCCCCAACGGTATGTGGGGATATGTTCAGGGTATGTTTACTACCGGCAGCCCCATCTGTGCCGCCACTCTGACCTACGCCTCCAACTCCCAGGCTTCTTATGCTGCCATCATCACCATGACGATCTCACGTGCAGTGATGGACGCTATTCTTCCTGGGACTGGAACGGCCACGTAAACAAACACAAAACGAATTTAATTCCCCCAGTCTTTTTCAATTCAAAACACAAAAGAAGAATGGCGGGAATAGTGTTCAAGACGGAAACACATGTTCTTATGGGCTATCAACCCGATAAGGCGATGATCTCTGGCATCGGCGGGAAACCTAATGAGTTTGAACCTCTTATCCACACGGCCTTCCGTGAAACCATCGAGGAACTGTTTGGGGTCAATCCCCCCTGCTCACTTCTCATCGGCCTTGCCGAACTCTTCAAGACCGCTGGATCCGTCCAGAACGGTGGATATACGATGTTCGTTCTCTCATTCGACGATCTTCTTCGTTTCATGAGCCACGTCCAGGCATCGGTTCAGACGTCCCCATACTATGCCGAGTTTCCTCAGAGCCTCGACGATCTTCTCCTTCGTCGTAGGACCCCCTCCGACGCCGAGATCACCCACCTTGCTCTGATTCCTCTGGTCGCCGAATACTTTCGTGTAGATCAGCGGGATATTCCCCTGATTATGTAACGTGCTGTTCGCATCCTCCATCCAACACTCCTTACAGAACCAGTCCACGTCCGGCAAGTCCATCCGGCATTTTTGGCATGTTTGCATTGTCCTAACCTGCCTAAATTTAAAAATTATTTTTCAAGTTCTCTACCCCTCCGCCGTCCCCCCTCTCTCAGCGGTTCACAATCGGGCTCAGACGGCTGATCCCCTCCGTCGGCGTGCTGTTGTGTTCAAACACCGCACGGTTCAGCTCGTCTTCCGCCTCCATCTGCCGCTCGTTCTCCTCCGCCATCTCCTGTCGCCTCTCCCCTGCCTGCGAATCCGTCTCCTCTCCCTCGTAATCGTCAGCGAAATCCGGATACCCCCCAGGGTGAATGGCACGGGGCGGCTGGTTTCCGTCGTCGTAGTCGTAGTCTTCCTCATCTTCACGGTCCACGCAACAGTAGCAGGTTGTGTGAAGGACCGCCGAATCCTGCTTCGCCAGATCGCACATGTCGCACACCCGCCCGCCAATGCCTGTCCGGACATTGCCGCACTGGTCGCAGTTCGGACCCGCATGTGCCGTCACCCGGCCCTTCCACGCCGTCTCAGCCCGCTTGAGATCGGCGAATGCCTTCATGCTCTTCTCCATCTCCCAGAAGAAGTTCGACTCTGTCACCGCCTGACCCGCATCGTTGTCCTCTAGGAACTCGTAGAAGTCTTCACGCAGACTATTGTCAGCAGGATTGCCGATAATGAATGTAAACATCGTCAGGATTCCCATGGGATCGCTCGCCTTGAGTTCTGCCACCTTCGCACGCAGGTTGTCCACCATGATGCGACTGCAGAGACCATTGTTGTCCTTCATCCACAGTTTGACGAACTCCTCCGCCACCGTCGGCGCCAGCTCCATATACTCCCGGACCGTCATCAGGCGCTTCTCCTCCACAGACTCGTGCCAGCCCTCGGTTGCGATCTTACGGGCACACCGATCCTCCGTGCCGCAGCCGCACTTCCCCTGCATACACAGCTGTGCCATCCTCTCCTCGTTCTCCAGCTTGATCTGATAATGGTTGATGCTCTTGATGTTGTTGATGTTCTGGATGCTCATGATGATATGTGATGTGTGATGTATGATATAGCCCGACTGTCCAAAATCTAGAGCCAAAACCGATCCGTTTTGGTGACAAAAACGGATCCGAAATGGATCTAGAAAGTAGATGGTGCCCACCCATACGAACATACACACAACACTTACAAAAGTCTTGTGTCTCTGTTCCCCCCTACCTACGCATTGAATAACGCTTGGATTGACCCCTTGCACAATGTCGTACAGCACGAAGATCATGAACGCACTGGAGGCCCTTTGGCCAAAGAACGTGGAGACGCAGACGGACCTTATCGTCCAGATGCTCTCCGACGTGCCCGCTGAGGAGCACGAGACAGTCATGCAGGAGTGCGCAGTCTTCTGTGTGCTGTCGAACTCTACCAACTACATGAAGGATGTGAGTTGGGGAGATGTTGCGGTTCGCTCCGATGAGGCGAAGGCGAACCGCTTTGTGACGATGCCTACCAGCGAGTGGGAGCACGTCAAGATGCTGGCCAAGGGCGACCGCTGGAACCGCCCGTGGTTTGCGTCCTGGGCTGAGTGGAAGGAGTGGGCAGATCGCATTAACGGCAAGCGCCGTGCGGCGCACTCTCCTCCTCGCCTGGTGATCGAGCGTGAGCCCGACCGTGTCAAGCAGCTGCTCGAGGACCGTGAGGACGTCTTCCGCTACCCCCAGCGTTACGTCACGAACGAGGCCGAGGCGGTCGCACTCATCTGCGAGATCGAGAACGCCATCGTCCGCTGGGGCGGCAAGGCACGGCTCGACAAGGTGATCGACTCCGAGTGGGATGAGGCGGTGGTGGCTGGGCAGGTGTCCGAGGAGCAGGTGGTTGCGTCTAAGGAGCTCGCTCGCCGTGAGGCCGAGTACGCCGAGTTCCCCGGTCTGGCCGCTTTCATCCAGTCCTGCGGCGAGCCGTGCCGGATGGCGATGGAATGAAAACATAAAAACAAATAAAAAGAGCAAAACCCAAAACAGCCTAAAAAGCGCAAAAGGCGAAAGCCACAAAAAGAAAGAAAAGTCTATGCACGGTTAAAGGACCTGGTCCCCCTTTTTCCATGTTATACCATCCCCATCCCCCCCCCGCCCCGCACGGATCCAATTTTGTCACAAACCGCCCTATTTATCAGCACGATTCCGTGAGTCGGCCCCACATGCCCAAAACCCTTGAGACTTTTCAATTTGGACTTTTAAACCTT